AACGAGGCTTGCTCGAAAAGCCACACCACGTTCTCGACATTGATCAAATACACGCTCGAATCGCTCTGCAACGCTTTCATGCGCTCCTGTGGTGTTCCCACAATGAGGGCAAACTTCATCTTCTCTGTGTGCGTCCAATTTTCTGCCTCCTGTTTCCAAACGTTTTTAATGACGGCCTTTGGCCCAATAATCAGCGTCTTGCCCTCAAGTTGGCTGAGTATCGTCAGGGCCGTTATCGTCTTGCCCAGTCCCATGTCCATCAGCAGTCCCATGTGCGGCTGAGTCTTGCTCTCCTGCACTAGGCGCTGTTGGTAGGGGTGTAAATTTTTTAATGTCAACATCAATAGCCTGCTCTTTCCCTTGCTGTAACGTCGTTAATAATGCGATGACGCGTGGGGCGAGTGATGTAGGTATTTGCAGGGTCGCCAATTGGGGGCGGTCGTGCACCTCCATTATTTACCTCCTTTATTTTTTCGTGTGTCCAGTCTGCAACCTTGTACAACTCGTCTTGGGTTGCGTTTGATTTGATTGTGTTTGCTCTGTTGCTTAACCATGCCACGTTGCCTTTGACATACCCCTTTTCAGGAATGATTTTGTCTAGGCTCGGTGAATCAGGGCCGCTCGATCCCACAGTGCCCGACTGCCCATAGCCCCAAAGAATCTTGGTCCTGAACACCGGACAGTATTCCGGCGCGATTGCACACAGGTAACTATGGTCCAACTCAAATGGAATACCTGCGGCAGTGGCGCGTCGTTTAACGTTATACATTGTTTTGGCAATGTGTATACGTTTTTTAATTTCGTGGGCTTCGTCGTCTGTCATAGTTGGTCAACGAACTCGTCTACTTCTTGCTCGCTCGCCAAGACGTGCGTGAACACCCCATGGGTCAGAAGAATCTTGTGCATCAATTCTTGCCTCGCGCTTAGTTTTCCCTTTAGGTCTTTCAACTCCACTGGGATCACCTTGCTCTTGTAAAACACTAGCCGGTCCGGCACCCCCGTCATCGACGGGCTTACCCACTTCAGGCATAGGCCACCCTTCTCCTTCACTTTTTTTACCAACCTTTGTTCGATTTTCTTTTCGTTTTGCAATTTTGGCAACCTCCACTAAACAGGCCGTGAACATTTGACGCACCAACCATTCGGTCAGGTACGCCCGAGACTCTTCACCAAAATCCTCCACGTCTTCGCCAATGTGTTCGAGCACCCGCGCCACCACGTGTGTGGCCTCGTGGGCCACCACGCTGGCCAGCAGGGCCGCGTTGTCAACACACTCGATCAGGTTGAACACCACGATGACAATAGCCTCTTTTGGTGTAGAGAAGCTGTGTGTCTCCGCGATGCCCAACTCTAGTGGCGCCATGTCGGGTTGTGCTGTGATGCCGTGGTCCTTCAACACTTTGTAGAACGCCTGTGATGTAAAGCACATCTTTACAGGCACCGGAAAGAAACCAACATCCACATGAAAATATGCGTTGCTCAAAATATCTCCTCCCGTTCAAAGTTGCTGATACTGTCCACGTACTTCTGTGCCTTCGGTTTAAGCTTGATGCCAAGGTAAACGTTGGCCAACTCACCATCAACACGAAGCCTGCTTGCTGTCACGCGGTGGTCCTGCGTTGCCGCAAGAAACCTACGCTTGAACGCCATGTCACTTCCGGGCGGTATGTTCTTTGCAGTGGCCCATTTGCGCCAACAAATAAACACGTCGTCCTTCATTGCCTTGGCATCTAGGTCATAGTCCAGTGCGTCTGTAACGAACGACCCGATAGGGTTACCTAACTCCTCCATCAACTCCAGTAACTCGCGCCCTGTTGTTGGTTGTTGGAACCGCTGACCCTCGCGCGCCATGCGTCGTTGCTGTCCTGCAATGGCCCAGTTAAAAATGGCAGGCAACTCTTTGGCCAACTTGTCGGCCAACAGTGTGTCCTCTTTGCCGTAGAAACTATTGCTCATCTTCAGCACAATCATGCGTCCTGTTAACGCGTTTGAGTTTTCTGTTAACTGCAAGGCCTCGTTAGAGTAGATCACAATGCGCGTTGGCAAATAACCACTCCAAGCTTCCTTGTTTTTTCTGTTCACAGTCACAGTATCCCCGCCAACAATCCGGAGCAACTGGCTCACTACAGCACCCCTGTTGCGCTCCGGTGCTCGTGCGTCCGTGAAACTCGCTAGCAGTTTTCCTAGCCATGGTTGAAGTCCAAAAGTATCGCATAACTCATCCAGTTGTGGCGCTACTGTGTTGTGTTGCCCCAAGAGGCTTACGAGCACCTTGTTAATCGTTCCCTTGCCAGAGCGGCGCGGTCCTATGATGTTAAAGAATTTCTGCTGTGTTGAATCACCGCTCAGAATGTAGCCGAACATCTCCTGCAGGCAGGTAATGCTCTCAGGGTCGTCGTTCCAAATGTCCTGCAAGAAACGCTCCCACGTCGGGCACGTCGCGTCAGGGTCGTAAGCAAACGGCAAACTGTTCTGCGTGAAAAACCCCAAGCTGTGGGGTATCAGCAGGTTTTGCTCGGTGTGAAAAATGCCGTTCTCAAGCGACACCAGTTTGCTTGGGTCTGGCCTGTTGTTCCCGTACCCCTCAAGCCACACCGGTGGTTTGGTGTTAGCCGTGTTGGGTAGGTGGGTGACTGCGTGCACCGCGTCTAGGATCGCAGACACGTGCGCAGGCGTCGGGTTAAACGGCATCAGGTTTTGCTTCTTGTCGTACTTCTTGCACCGGTCCAAAAACGTGTACAGCAGGGACCGCACTGTGGCCTCCTCAATGTCTTGGTAGTGTGTGCCCTTGTACTGGAACATGTCGTTTGCGTACGTGGTCAGCGACGTGCCTTCTTCGCACGTGAACTGACTGGCCAAAAACTCTTTGGCGTGGTTCAGCGGGCCACCCGTGAGCACCTTCTCCCCGTTGGCCACCACCGCGGCCTCTTTAGTCTTGTTGACCTTAAACACCAGTGAACGCAGTGTGGTGCCACCAGTGCCGCCGAAGCTGTCCCACTTGGCCGCGCACTGCCCTGCCGCGTATGACCCGCAGGCCCCGTCGTTATCAGACCACCGGTCCCACAACTCCAGTGCCTCGTAGTCACCACCGAACTGGTGGTGTAGGGCCATGCCCACCGCCAACCACTCTGTGTAGCCACAGTCGGGGTCTAGCAGGGTCAGCAGGTCGGTCTCAACACGTGCCAAGTCCCACCCGTCCAGTGGTGGGCTGTAGTCCGCAAACGAATCGCCCGAGCGGTAACTGCGACGTGCAGGCACGATGTGTTGCAGGTCCTGCTCTTGGTCGGGAATGGTGCCACCAAGTGTGTGGCCGGTCACTGTAAAGTAACGGCCCTTGGGGTAGATTTCGAGACCCTTCTCGTGGTCGACGTGCGCGGCATTCAACTGCGCGCGTGTAAAGATTTTGATGCCGGTGCCTGAGGGGCTGACCTCTGCGTAGCCTAGGACCGCGTCTTTAATGGACTGCGCCTCAGGCGTAAGAGACGTTGGACCCTGAACGGCATCCACGCAGTCGTCCAAGTCAATGCCCATGATGCCGTCGCTACCATCAAAGACAAAGCCAACACCATCGAAGCGACCTGTTTGATAAGCCTCTTGTGCATGTAAAAAGTCACACCATGTTGTTGGGTTTGTGGAACTTGCTGACGACCCATTTGACTGCAGTGGTAATTTTGACCACCGCTTGTTCGACTCTTCCCCAACCTCGACTAACCTCCACAAAACCCAACGGGAGATTTTCTTGAGGCTGATCGGGATGTTCTCGAATTGAACCGCTAGTGCTGTTGGTTTGTTCATGTGTTTGCGCCTTTGTGTTTGGTGAATAGTTTATCATTTTTTGACACCTCTCAGTGTGTCGTACGCTGTTTCTCGCGCTTGCTTCATTTCCATAAGACCCATCTCGGCCTCCTTAATCTGGTCGTCCATTTCGTTGATCACCGCCTGCCCGTACTTCTCCGCGGCCTCCTCGGCTGTCAGGTCATCACGCGATGCTTTACCGAGCACGCTGTCGTTGTCCTCCGGCCCGTGGTACCCAAATTGTACAACACCCTGCATTTCCAGTATGGTGATCACCACCATAGGCATGACTAGCACGATGGCCAGTGCTGTAATCGGGTCCAAAAAGTAGCCCGTCACTAACGCGAGTATTGCGCCAAATAAATAGATTGCGTAAATTATTTTTTTCATCCGATTTCCTGACACATTTTTAAAGCCTCAATGACCAACTCGTTTATGTTGGCCAGTATTTGGTCGCCGTCTGCCTCGTACTTGTAGTGCAGGCGCAGTTGTTCTGATATGTCCAACAGCGCAAAGATCGCGTCCTGCCCATGTAGCGCGTGCCTCAGTTTGTCCTCGTCGTCGGGGTACTCAAATTCAAGTATTGCTTTCATTTGTTTTCCTTAAACTCATTGACACGTAACCATTTTGTGGCCACCCATTTAACACCGGCTTCTACTGGTGTGCCACCATGAAGCGTTTTACTGTCCGCTGTTGGTGTGTTGTACCTAAACAATAAAGCATTTCCTTCTTGTGCATGAACTTCTAACCCTGCGTCAGGAAAAATAGTTGCGCCTCCGCTTTCAGGCGTGTTTAGGTACATTAAAAATGTTGCAATTCGTTGGCCACCATTTTTAATGTGTGTTGCTGATCCTTCTTTATCTTCCGGAAAATAATCAAAATGCGGTTTGTATTGTTGCCCTTTTTCGTAACGAAGAACTTGTATGCCTTCGCCATTTTCTACAGGGATGCCGGTCAGGTCTGAAATTCTTTGTTCAATTTTCTGAATCAGTGGTGTTTCACCAATTAAAAAGTGCATGCCCGAACTTGTACGTCCCTCGTGTGAAACCCACTCTCCGTTTTTATCGTCCACCACCTGCGACGCAACTAATTTAGCGCTTGCGTGGTTTATGATTTCTTGGCATTCGTTCCGGTCTAAAAAATTACCAAACACAGTTGCGTCAGGAACTGTAGATTTCAACAATGTAGTTGATTTGTCTTTTATTTTATTTTCCACCGACCAGTGGTAAAACACATAAATTGATCTTTGCGCTTCACCACACAATAACTCTTCACGCCAGTGTGGGTGTTTTCTTCCTTCCATCATCGCGCCCTGACCTACAGGAATCACAATTCCATAGGCTTGGCTTACAAATTCTGTGTCATCTGTTGACCTATCCCACTCTTTGTTTTCGTACTTTTTTGCACTGATATACAAAGGCCATTCAAGGTTGTTTTTATCTTCTATACACACGCTCAACGTTATGTCCAAACCTTCGCGGTCGGTGTGAATTTTAAGATAGCTTCCTCTTTTGTAAACACGCGTGTAACTATTTACAAATGTTGCTTTGGGGTAATATTTTTGAACCTGTTTAGTTATGCGGTCCGCGTAAGCCAGTGTGGCCGGCAGGTTATATAACCCCTCACTATTTTTGTAATAGTTTTGGGAATCTTCGTTCACTTTATTTTCTGTGCCGTCAAAAGCTGAAACTATAGAAGCACATTCTTCAGGACTAAAAATATACATCATGCTTTGCTCCAATCGTAGTCGTCGTCATCTTCGCCCGCACGTGCGCGCTCTTCAAAAATGTATTTGGGTTGGTAGTTTTGTGTGTAGTCGATCCATGCCTCTTCGTAGCGCATGAACTCTGTGTTTGGAATGAAGAGGGGCGTCAGGCGCCCGTCCTCTTTGACTGAACCTAGACAACGTGTGGCGGGTGTGCGCGTTGCGCGCCACACCTTTCTCGCCCGTCGCACACGTAACCACGCCTCCCTGACCTCCTCGGTCCACTGTGCCGCCTTCTCAGGCGGTAACTTTTTTAGGTTGGCTTCGTAAACTGCGCGCTCGTTGTCTGTCATGTCTTAGTCCTTCGGTGTAAGCAGTTTGCCTTCAGCAATGGCGGTTTTCAGCACGCCAATGAACGCAAAATTTAGCAGGTACTTGGTTGCCAGTGGCCCCATGTTGATGTTGCAGTCACAGGACCCGTCCTCATTTTCTTTGACGTTCTCTACCCGTATGTAGTCAAAATCTTTAAGGTCAACTTCTGAGATCATAATTAACTCGCTAGTTTGTACAGGCCGACGTTTGCAAACGCGTAGCCTAGGTACGTTAGACACATGGGTGTATTGCCCTTGAGCCCCTGCTCAACTGCCACGCCCGCATAGATTAGCCCCGTCAGGGCTATTAGCCACCCGCTCATACTCAGCCTCCACCAGTTTAGTGAACTTCCTTAACTCTTTGTCGTAGTCGCAGGACCAGTCTATCGTGGCGCCCTTAGGCTTCCAGTCACAGTCCGACCACATGACAAAACCCGCCTGCTCTGCTAATTGTAGCATTCTAGCACGTTTCATGCCAACCCCCTGTATTTTAATTCCGGTCCAGTGTACGTGGTCGCCTTCCAGTCTGCGTGGTACGCGCTCTTGACCCTCATGGTCTTTTGCTCGGCCGCCCTTGCGGCCCTTGCGGCCGTTCTGTACGCGTTTACCTTGTCCCTGTTGGCCTTGGCCCCCTCGCGCTCTGTTTCGCGCTTGCGCTCTAAACGTTTTCGGTTTGTTTCCCACACGTCCCGAATGTCCCCTTTAGCCATGGTTTTTATCCTTCAGTTTGGTTTCAATCTCTTTTGCAAAATCGTTAACGTGACCACCATAAATTATTTTCCACTTGTCACACATCGCCTTCAACTCCTCGTCTGTCAGCGGCCTCCATGGGCGCGTGTACTCCTGAATGTCATCGTCGTCGTATCTCATGTTAGCCCTTTCTTCGCGCATGGTGCGCGTTGTGCGAACACTGCCGCCAGTAGGTGGTCCGCGCCCCTGTTAGGCCCGTGGTACCGCTCCAGTCCCTCTTGCGTCCACTTGATCAGCGTGTCCCTCGTTGGCGTCATGCCGGTTGGGCAGTGCACGATCCCCGTCATGGCGTCGTACGCGCCCTGCACGTAGCCGGTGGCCTGCACCGCCTGCGGGGTGTACTGGTGTTTGAGCGCGTCTTTAAGTTGCATGATAGTCAACTGTTGAGAGTAAGCGCTCACTTCAAATAGGGCGCTTGCTGTGATGATGAGGGCTTTAATTACGCGGTTCATGTCTTTGCTCCATCTCAGCCGCTAGGCTGTTTAGTTGGTCGTGTGCGTCGGGGTTCCATATTGCATCGTCTAGCGACGGGCCTGTTAGGGTCGTGTTGATGGTCCACTGGTTTGCCTCTCGGGTAAACAGGGGCCGCAGGTACCGGCCCAACATGGCGTCGTCCACCAATCGGTCGGCTCTTGCCCGCTCCAATTCGTACGACCGCTTGTAGGCCTCTGCTAGTTGTATCATTCTGTCAATCATAATCTTCTTCCGTTATTTGGTCTTTCTTGTACGCGTCCAGTGACACCGGTTGTCTCTGACTCACCACCAGTCTGTCGCGGACCCTGCTCTCTGACAGGCCCGTCAACTTGGCCACCTCTTTGGGTGTGGCCTCCCTGTTAAGCACTTGGGCCAACTCGGTCTCCACCCGCTTGATCTTGCGCAGGTCCTCCTGCACCGACACCGGCACGTGAATGAGTAGGGCCTTATTTTCCACCGCTCTGAGCACTTGGCTCTTGATCAGTGTGCGCGCGTAACTCGCAAACCTTCCCTGCGGTTTCCACCGGTGTGCCGCTTTCATCAGGGCTATGTAGCCCTCCTGCAGTAGGTCGTCGCGTGTCATGCTCCCCGTCATGTCCCACTGTGGCAACTTCTGCACGATGTACACCACCAGTCCCATGTTGGCCTCCACCAACTGGTCGTGGGCCTCCTCGTCACCCTGCACGATCCGGTGGTGTAGTTCGATCTCTTGTTCTGCCGTCAGTAGTTGTCGTCGCATTATCTCTCCAGTGTTAGGCGCTCAATTTGGCGCGCAAACTTAATCGTGTTATCACCTAAGTCGTTCATGTCGCACTGGTACACCGCTGTGGCGCAGTCCACGATCTCTGAGGCTGTGAGGGGTATGTAGTTGTCTCTCTCGTACTTGAGCATGGCCTGCACGCCCTCCTCCCTGCCGGCCTCGTACGGGTCCCATGCCTCACAGTCGCACACGTAACGGGCCGCTTGGTGGCTTGCCTCTCTCGCAAACCCGTGTGGCGCCTTTGAGTGTGGGTTGCACTTGGGTTGTTGGGGGTCGGGGTGCTTGACGCCTTGGTCGTACGCGAACTGGACCATTTCAATGGTCCGCGGGTCCACGTTGACTATTTGCAACATTTGCGTAATGTCATCTCGGTTCATTTGTTCTTTTCCTTTAGACGGGCCTCTGCCCATTTAACCCCGTGGCGAAACGCTGTGCCTTCAACATAAATGTCGGGTATTTCGTCCTCTGTCAGGCCCACCCACTCGCGCTTGGGTTTTTTGGACCCCTCGTAGATCACCTGCATGCGCAACTTGGACCTGCGCTCTGCCTCGTTGAATTCATCTTGGTTCATAGGTCGTACTCCTCGTCGATTACAGGCCACACTAGCAGTGGGGTGTCTTTGCCAATATACGCGTTATCTATGTTGAAGTCAATAAAATCCAGTGCCTCGTCCCACTCCATGCCGTCCCTCTCCATAAGTATGCTTACGATCTCATCGCCACTGTACACAAACACAGGCACACGTTCACCTGCTTGGTGCGTCAGGGTTGTCCCTATGATCGCCTTGTCTAAGTCGGTCCATCTTTTCATCTCGGTCCTTTTCCAGTTGTTTTCTAAGAACATACCTTGCGTCGGGCCTGCTTGCAAACCACCTGCTCAGTCTTTTGTCGTCGTCCTGCAATAACCCTTCGGGCCATCCGGTCTTTTTTATGTCCTGTCGTGCCATGTTTTGGTCCTCGCTGTTCAGGGTGTTCAGGTTGTCGGGGTTATTTATTTATTATTTTAAAAAAAAAAAAAAAAAAAAAAAAAAATCAAAAATAGTGTTTAGACCCCGACACCCTGAACACCCTGAACAAGAACAGTACTAAAGTACTCATTTTATTCAAAGTAGCAAAGTAGGGCCAGTACAACAAAGGCCCACCGGCCTTTGTCGGCCGCCCACAGGGCCAACATGGTTATTAGGCCTAAGTACAGCATCAGTACACCACCTTGATGGGTGTATCCGGTGGGATACAGGCCTTAAAGGCCTCTATGGCCTCTAGGCGCGAATTTCCGAAGTACTGACGGCCTGACCCTGTCCAAACCACCCACTGCTCTGCCACAGTGTTATACGCCACGTGTATGTTGATCATGTGATCTTCCCTTCATGGACCATTTTCTCAAACGTGTCAAATAAACGCTGAAACCGGATTTTGTACAACTCCTGCACGCCTAGTAGCACGTTCATCATGCGGTCCTCGTCTTGGTACAGGGCCTCGGTATGGTAGATCATGTCTAGGTCTTCGGTAACACCCCAACACTGCATGATCTGTTCTTCCAGTGTGAATCGGTCTATTTGTTCCATCATGCCATGCTCCGGTTAAGGGTTTTCCCTAGTAGGTTAAAAAGGTCGTTTTGTGCCGCTTCTCGTTGGCCACACACCAGTAGGTGTTCAATGTCTGCTAACTGCTCTTGGCTGACCCACAGGCCGTCACCCGCGTCTGCCGGTGCCGTCACCACGTAGCCCCAGTCCCGCAGGTACTCGGCCACGTCGCGAATATCGTAGTCTTCTAACGATCTCATTGCTTTCCTCCTAATTGCAGGGCAATATCAACAAGCTTTTGGTCGTACGCATACCCTGCCTCGTACGACGTCCAGTTTGGGTCAAACAAACCTATCAATTCATTTAACTCCGCGTCTAACGCTGTTGCTAGGTCTAACACCTCCTGTGTTATCTCCTCGTCGTTGCTAATCGTGGACGTCAACGATTGGGCGCGTTTCAATATAGATACTAATGCTTTCATGCTGTCTCCACTGGTTCGTAAGTCATTTGAAATATGTCAGGCTTGCATGGGTAATGCTCACCCTTCACGCCTGTGATGATCCAGTCACCCGAACTGACAATATGATCACCCTCAAGGGTTTCGATCAAGTTAACATTCATGCCACTGAGAGACGCCTCAACGACTGCAGGGTGGTCACCATCTTTAAACCATTGCGTGGCTTCAATGACCACAGGCTTTTTTCTGAATTTCATGTTGTCTCCTTCTTTTCCACCTTGATGGCCAGTAAATGCTTGTCTCCCAACATGCGCACAGATTTTACCCACTGGCGCATGTTGTGTCGGGCTGTGCTCGTCGGCACAAATTCACGCACAAAAAGTGTGCGCACGTGTTTTAACATTGTTGTGTTCATTTTGTTGCCTCTGCTTCCAATTCTTCTAAAAATAATATCACGTCGTCTAGGCAATCGCCTATCGTGGTCTCTGTGCCGTCGTTGTCTTTTGGTTTGTTCTTGGTGCGCGTGGACAATGCCTCGCGCACGTCGATCAGGTCAAACAATGCTGACTGTAAATTGTTCAGGTTCATCGCGCTGTCTCCCATACGTCTTCGATGTGCCAGTCGTCGGGGTCGCAGTGTGTGTCGAATGATGCCCCGTCTAGCTTCTTGGCCAACTCGTATGCCTCGTCTAGGCTATTGGCCTCGATCTCTGCCTCACACATAGCACTGTACGACGCGCGCACCTTGAACTTGCGTTTTGGTGCCTCGGGCCAGTCTTCTTTGTAGATGTGGATCGGGTTGTCGTTGTGGTCGTAGACCTCCACCCACAGGGCGCCCAATGACATGTGCACCGCCACCCACCCGTTGTCTTTGCCAATCCAAACCTCTGCTCGGTTTTGTTGGTTTTGTTTTGCTAACACTGTCATTTTGTTTTCTCCTCTTTTTTAATCTGATCACGCACGTCGTCGATCGCCAGTCGTATTCTGTCCAGTCGGTCCCAATCGCCCTCGTCAAAACAGACCTTGTCTTCGGCCAGTAAAAACGCTAGGTGCTCTTCTAGGGTTGATAGGGTGATCATGTTGTCTCCTTTCGTTGGTAAACTGTTTCGATGTACCGCTTTGCGGACTCCATGCTGTCGTGGTATTTGGTGCCCTTGTCCATGATCAACATGGTCACAGGGCGCCTGTCTTCATGCAGACTACGCAGGTCACCAAACGACAGCCACCCCACTTTCTTGCCGTCGAAGAACACGTCCTGCCCGTCACAGGCTCGGTCAAGCTTGTAATCTATCATACTGCCTCCTGTGTGTATGTGTTGCCTGCCAACTTGACTGACAGGATGGTCTCGCGGTTGATCGCGCGGTACTCTTCCTTTTTAACGTCAAACACTGTCAGGTACTTGTCCGCGTCCAACTTGGACGTGCCACCCTTCAGGTACTTTGTGACGCCTAAACGGCACAACATTGTGCGCTCTGTGCCGTCTTTTTTGACGAACACCACGCTGACAAAACGGCCGTTTGATTCGGCCACGATAGAGGCTAGTTCTTTGCTGTCCATGGTTTTCTCCTTAAATTTCATAAATAACTACGTTGGGGTCAATCTTCATCAGGTCTTTTGCCGCACCTGATAACATGCGGTACTTCATCTGCGCCTCTGTGTGGCTGATCTCGCCATCACAGTACAGGTTTTCGGGGCTTAGTTGAATGTCGATCAACTCTGCCACCTGTTGTCTGCCTTCCGGTGTGTCGATTGTCAGGGCAGGGTTGCCGAAAATCTTACGCCAGTCGTTTTCTGCTTTGATAAATTTCTGTAACTTTTTCATGGTTTGCTCCTTTGTACTACTATGGTCAATTGGGGGTGAATTAGGGCATGTTCCTAATATAGTCTGATGAATACGTGACGTACCCCACAAACTCGGAGGGGACAATGTAACTGTCGTAATGGTGCAGGGCCAAATGGTTTTCAATCTCGTTGGGGTCCATAAGGGCCTTCTCGTCGATTGAATGAATGATCACCATGGGCTCAATGTCGTGCTCTGTCACACCAAACCGGCCATGTGTCATCATGCCAAACCAAACCATGACCTTGGGGGCTTGGTCGGTCTCTGCTCTCAGGTAATCGCGCACTGTGTCCATGTCCTCTGCGCTCACTGTCCACGCAGGGATGCCACCATCCAAGATCAGGCCTCCTGCACCACGACCCCACTTGTCGGTGCCTAGGATGGTGGACACATAGTAGCGTGTCACAAACTGGCCGTACTCGCAGTGGGGGTACCGGCCGTCGTAGAACTCGACCAGTGGCTTGTCCTCGTCGTGTGTCAGGCAGAAGTCACGTCCGTACTTGTCACCCTTGCGCAAAATGCGCACGTTGAATTTGTCTACTGTAATCATTCTGTTGTCTCCTCGACAAATTGTTCCTGAAATGCGGCCAGTATGAACAGGCCCATCTTGTCCTCAATACGCTCCTGCGTGTCCATAGACAGCATGCCGTTGGCACGACGCGACCTAATTTCTTTGGCCACGCCTGCAATTTTAAACAGCGTGCTGAACTCACGTGCCCTGTTGCACAGGCCGTTGTTGTACACGTCGTAGTAGCAGTTAACTGCGCGCCTGAATGCCTCTAAATGCTTGTTGGCACCCTTGGCGTCCTCCACCACGCCAAAAATTGGCAGAAGCTTTTCTAACGCGTCGGCCTTCAATTGATACCGGCCTTGGCCGGTCCAGTATGTCCTGTTCATGGTTTTGTCCTCTATTGGGTTGCGAAAGTCTTGTGGTTTTTCGGCCTCGAATTCGGCCATTGTTTTGATCTCTGTGTTCATGGTGTGCTCCTTTAGTGAAATTCGTAAATGACAATGTGTTCGACTCTGAAGTCTTCATACTTACAAAAATAAGTCTGAATTTCAGGAATATAAAAGCCCGCATTCTTGGCGTTGATTAGTGTTCTTTGCATGGTCTGCTCCTTAAAATGGAATGTCGTCGAATTCTTCTGTTGCCTGCTTGGGCGCTTTGTACTTTGGGTAAATGTAAACGTCCCACACGTCGTGGTCGATGTTCTCTTCAAAGTAATCGTTGATCAGGCCCTCGGCCTCCTCACGTGTCTTGCAGGCCTTGAGCACGTGGGGCATGGTGCCCATAGGCGCGTCGGTGTAGGGGCAGTAAGACAGGGACTCGAAAATCACCACGTACTTACCGGCCTCGTGGTGCGCGCGCACCTCGTCCATGGTGCGTGTGATCCGGTCCCACTTGTCCATTTTGCCCTGCTCGTATGCTGATTGGTGTGCGTTCATTATTTTGCCCCTTGTGCTTGGTTGAATCGTTTGAATGCGTCATAGCGCAGGACTGCGTTTAGGTAATTGAAGTAGGTCTCGTGGCCACCGGCCTCCCACTCGTCCGAGGCCTTGCACTGCTCTTCGTACGATGGGAATTCCATCGTGGTGAACTGGCCTGCTCTGTCAATGATGTACAGTGGAAACTTTCTCATGGTAAGTGTCTTTCATATTGTTGTGCAAAACCCAAAACGTGGGCATTCAATCTTTCTTGGTTGGTCAACTCAGCAAACAACTCGTGTTTGATCAGGCCCTCGCGCACTTTAGGCGCCAAGGTCCAAATGACGAACTTGTAGTCTCCGTTGAAGTATTCAACGGCCACACAGACACCATGCGCACTGCACTTGGTATCGTCCAAGGCCTTGTAGGCCATCTTTTTGTAGTAAATGAAACCTCCGACGTCGTCGGTGTATGGTCGTGCTGTCATGGTGTGCTCCTGTGTTGTTGATACTACTATGGTCAATTGGGGGTGAATTAAACTCGTTTGATCCGGACAAATGGTAGGGTTATCCACGTGGAATAATCTGTGCCTGTCTCTTCGCTGTATGGGTAGACGTTGATCGTGTACCACCCGTTGTTGCGCTCTCCGTCGTGGATATTAAAATCGTGGTCGGACGTGCCAAACCAACAATCTTTGTCGCGTGTGATCTCGTTTTTGTGCGCCTTGATCAATAGGTCTGCAATAATTTGCAAGTCTTCTTTTTTCATGGTATGTGCTCCTGTTTGTGCCCACAGTTACATGGGCGCGTCTTCGTGATTGTCAGGGTTAAACTTGGGCACGTTGGCGCCCTTGTCCAGTGGGTTTGGAAATGGGGGAAATGGCCAGTTTGTCATGGTTTCATTACGTAAAGAAAATAATAAAACAGCGGGCCACCGATTAGGACGGCCATTATCAGGGCCTCGATAAACTCTCTAAGGTATTTCATGCTTGAAAAGCCTCTTTGATTTTCCTGTACTCGTGTAGTGCAATGTTCAGGTCGTTGTTGGTATCTGTGCGCTCTTCGCGTGTCAGATCGTCGCTGTGCTCTTCGGCCAAGAACTTGGCCATTGTGTACAGCAGGTTGACGTTTAGGTCGCGCCACTGTTTTTCTGTGATTGTGATTGTCTTCATTGTTTTCTCCTGTTGATACTACTATGGTCAATTGGGGGTGAATTAGTCCTGCAGGACCCGCAGGTCCGGTGTGAGACGCACTCGGTTTCCCAACTCGTCCCATCCCTGTGCGATCGCGTCGGTGGCCTTGCGGATCTGCGCGACCTTGTTTGTCCTGATCAACTCATGGCCTGTTGGCAGGACCATGGATATGTTGCTGATCCCGTTGGTGCGCGCTGTGGCCACAAAATCCATTGCGACCATGTGCTGTGTGCGTGTCAGTTTGGTGTAGGTCATGTTGTGCTCCTTAACTGTTTGATGAATTTGACTAGGCCGGCCTTGTTGGGCTCGACGCATGGGGCCTGTATGTATTTGCCTGCGTAATTACTGCCGGACCACTTGTCGTCGTGCTCGAAAACAAAATCGTCGTATCCCAATGCGTTGCGAATGCCAACTGCACTGGTGTTGAATCGGTCCATCAGGTCCGACACAAAAATGCGTCGGCCTGTTGCGATGTATTGGTCGAGCACGTAGGCCCTGATCGCGTCTGCGTTTTTCACGACGCCACCCACTCTTCGTAGGTTTTGAGGGGCGCTCCCTCGCGTGTAATGTCGCCACCTTTGCCGTCGTCAGCACAGGCCAAGTAGATTTGATACTCTTGGTCGTTGGTGCCTCGGGCCTGCGTTTGCCAGTCCTGTGTGTACTCTAATTGCATGGTTTGCTCCTGTTGATACTACTATGGTCAATTGGGGGTGAATTGATCTGCAATGGCCTGCACGCAGGCCATCACGCATCATTTTGCCGGCACGTAATAACCCTGCACTCGCGTGCGTGGTCCGCATTTGGCCATGTCCAACTGTGTGCCGTTGATCAGGGCAAACACATGGCCGGTTTTGTTGATCACTAGGCGCTCATGCTTGGCCCCGTCTTCGCGCATAAACTGCGCCAGTGTGGGCCTGTCGTTGCGCTTGATGTATGTCAGGCCCTTGCTTGCGTAAGCCCTGACCACGTCACCACGTGGCACGCCACGTCGATTTTTACGGCCGAATGAGGCCATGATCGCGTGCGCCTCACTGTATGGCATGTCGACCACGTGGGCCAATGCGCGCACTGTGCAATCACGCGCCTCTGTCACGTGCCGGCCGTCCGGCACTGTCTTTTTGAATTTAACCATGGTGTGCTCCTTAGTTTGTAAAAAATCCGTCGATGCGGTAAATGTGGCCGTCGGTGCCTTGCAACAGGGCCTCTAATTCTGCCTTGTGGGCGCTGTCCATTTTGAATGTCAACGTTTCCCATTTGCGTGTCTGCGCATTCCAGTTAATGGCCACACCATACTCACGTGGGTAAAAATGGCTTTTTGAATGCATGCGACGTTGAAATGCGTATAACTTATCCATGGTGTTTTCTCCTGTTTTGTTGCTGATACTACTATGGTCAATTGGGGGTGAATTGATCTGCAATGGCCTGCACGCAGGCCATCACGCATCAATTATGCTGTCGCGCGCTGTTCTGTGAAACGTCGTGCCTTGTTGCCATGCACAATGATCACAGGGCTTGCGCCAGTGGATTTGGTCGTGCCGTTGCACGCGCCACACGTATCACACAGTTTGCGCTTACCGGCCTCTTCACTGGCAGGGCACACGAATTCGCGCTCCTGCAGGGCCTCGGTGGCCAAGCGAATGCGAAAGTAACGCAGGCCACTGGCGCGTGCCTGTTGGGCCTCTTCTACTGTGTCTACACTGGCCATGGTCAATTGTGCAATGTCTGCGCGATGGTCCATTGGCAGGGCCTCGTTGGCCCATTGGTGTGTGTACCCTGTACGGCCGACGGCCTGTGCTGTCAGGGCCTGCCATACGTTGGCCGGCACAGCGGCAGGGTCACCATACGTGCCTAGACGCACCATGCGTCCGGCCACCATGGTGCCCACGTCGGCCGGTGTGGCGTCGGGGTATTTGCCGGCCTGCATGGTTTTGAAAACCACTGTAGGACCTTGGGCCACGACCACGTAGCACGCGCCACCTAAAAAGGGCCGGTGTTTGCAATTGCCACAAATGGCGCTGTCCGCACCAGTTTGGACGGCCAAGGTCGGGCGCATGTCGTCGCGCAGGATATAGGTCTGCACCATATTGCCTGTCTTGCGATTACTGGACCCAAGCAGGGCAATGGCCACAATTGGTGTGCCGTCCAATAATGAGGGTCCGCGGTATATAACGTATCCGGTGGGTTTTTTCATGGTGTGCTCCTGTTGTTGAAAATAATCTGCAATGGCCTGCACGCAGGCCATCACGCATTATTTGTAGGTCACGTAATAGGTTACGCGTCCGTTTTTCTCGTCGCCTACGTAATGCAGGTCGTCTTCATTGGCCGGCATCCACCATTGGTCACCGCGCTTTTTAGCGTAGGACATGATCGCGCCACGCACCAAACTAGGTGCGCCATGGTCCAAGGGTATAGCCTCGGCCTTGTCGTTCAGGTCCATGCGCTGAACAAGAAAATACGACGATTTGGTGTTTGTCGCGGGTTTGAATGTCACTTTAAACAATGTTGCAATTGCCATGATGGCCTCCTTTTGGTTACTGATACTACTATGGTCAATTGGGGGTCAATTGATCTGCAATGGCCTGCACGCAGGCCATCACGCATCAATCAGTTTGGGTATCGGCCTGATAGGCCTCGTCCCATGCGTCCATGAAAGGGTTCACTGACCAGTCCATCATGGTTTCTTCGGGTTCGAGGCCGTAGGCGCTGACCTTGGCCCAACCGACCACGTTGTCGTCGCTATCACGCACGCGCAGGTCGGCCTCTTCTACTGACTTAACTGCGTCCATGATGGCCTTGAGGCTTGTGGATCGTTTGACCTGCCACTCTTCACCATCGAACACTGAAATGGTGCATTGTTTGGCTAATGAATACTTGATAAAGTGAATGTATGCTGTTTGCATGGTTTGCTCCTGTTGGTTGGTAACACTGATATGGTCAATTGGGGGTCAATTGATCTGCAATGACCTGCACGCAGGCCATCACGCATCGATTAAACCTTGTCGAAAATTGCGCAATCACTGAAATTGCCCAGAATGCGCGTTTTGTACTGTTCACCATTGATCAGGACAATGTCGCCATTTTCCAATGGTTTCATGCTGTTCAACCGGTCGCGGTGGGCAATGTCTGCCTCGCTGTAATGGCCCTGTAAACAGGCCGAATGTTGCAGGGCCCAATAGATGCCGTCGCCTGTTGTCTTGTAGTCCTTATACAAGCTTGCTTCGCTGTATATGCCACGTGTGCGTGGCAGGTTAATTGTGAACACGTTGTCGCGGTCCATTGTGTGCTGTGCTTCGTTGATAGTTTGCATGGTGTGCTCCTTTAGGGGTTTGGTTTACTTACACTATCATGGTCAATTGGGGGTGAATTAGGATCCGCATTAGACGATCTTCTAGGGGAATCGCGTGACCTTATATATTAGTGCAATGACGCTACACAGGCAGATCGGCCTCGCGTGCGCATTGGTCATATGATCATATGGTATGATGATTGGCCTAAATGCGAATCGTTCTCATTGACGTTTCATGCAAATTGCCACGTTGGCATGCTTCTTGCTAATAGCACAATGCGTGCCACTGTGCCTTGGCATGCTTCTTGCTAATAGCACAATGCGTGCCATGCCACGTTGGCACGATACTTGCTAGCCATGCAAGATCCATGCCAGCTTGGCGCGCATACTGTACTCGGTAGGGTATGCGCCTCGGTGGTACTGTACTGGGTAGGGTATGCGCCTCGGTGGTACTGTACTGGGTAGGGTATGCGCCTCGGTGGTACTGTACCCCGTAGGGTATGCGACCAAGCCGGTACTATACCCCGTAGGGTATGCTACTATACCCCGTAGGGTATGAGGGGGCGTTGTTTTTTAGCGACACCCCATTTAGGGTCCCATCCGACACCCCGGGCGGGGGGCCCCCACAGACAGCAAGTTTTTGCAATTTCTGTATTTTTTTTTACATATAGGTTAACAAAACACTTTATTTGTTAACGTATAAGTTTACAAATATACCCCCGGGGGTATATAGACCCTGCTGTCAGTGTGGGTATTTGTGACACCCTAACCTTCATAGTTTCAAAACTGTATACCTAAGTACTCATGTTGTTCAGGGTGTTCAGGGTGTCGGGGTCATATCTCTATATTTTATTTTTTTTTTTTTTTTTTTTTTTTTTTAAAATAATAAATAAAGACTGAACAGCCCGACACCCTGAACAAAACACCGATTTTTGGGTCATATACCCCCCACCCTAAACTGGGGCACAAACAACCACATCCATGGGTAATTAGGGTTAGACATGGGAATCGACGCACGTACCCCCATTCCCACCACTGCCGGATGGCAGTTAGCGAGGTTTATCAAACCCGGGGATGAGGTTTTTGATTACACGGGCCTGCCCGTCAAGGTTGTTTCTGTTCAGGAGTACACGCCGGTGGTGTGTCATAAGATCTGGACCAAGGACGGCCTGACGTTGGTAGTGGATAGCCGTACCGGCATTCCGGTGTACGACAGCAAGATATTCCTCACACTGTCCAAGTGGGGGCGCAAGGTCCCGCCCAGAGAAGAGTACAGCCTTCCAATCTACGCGCCACAGAACCTAGCCACCATAGACACGGGCTGGTGCAGGATGCCAACGTGCTACCCGATTAAGCCAAGCGCCAAGCCGCTACCCCTCCACCCCTACGACATGGGGATGTGGATAGGGGACCCACACAGGGACAGGCGCACCCACGTAACCTCCAAGCTGATCGAGGCATACGGCAAGATACCAGACCACATTCCCGAAGAATATTTGTTTGGATCCTTTGAGCAACGACTGGCTATACTCCGGGGGGTATGTGCCTCACGGCCAAAATGCCACAGCCGCATCTCGGCAAAGTTCAGGTTCAACATCAAGGACCTTAGGCTGTTCAGGTCAATCCACAACCTGACAGAGTCCCTAGGCATACGCACAGAGATAGCACAACACCAACACCAGTACCACATGGTGTTTAGGACCAACCTCAAACTGGTCGAAGACCAGACCCCTGTGCGTAGACCCCAGTACGAAGAGATGCGCAGGATTACCCACGTTACCAAAGTGGACATTAGGCCCTGCATGCACATCAAGACTGCGGACCCCAACAACACGTTTCTAGTTAGCGAAGGGTACCTGACAGTATGCCTATGAACACCTACTACGAGCAAAACCGGGACAAGGTACTAGCGTACCAAAGGAAACGGCGTGCAGAAATGCCGGCCGAAAAAAAGGCCCGACTGTCTGAACAAAAACGCGCGGATAACTGGCAACGCAGGTACGGGCTAACACCCGAGCAAGTCTGGGCCATGGAAAAAGCACAGAATGGGTGTTGCGCAATATGCGCCAACAAGGTGGCACAATACCACATTGACCACTGCCACACAACCGGCAAGGTGAGGGGGCTACTGTGTGTTAACTGCAACAGGGGCCTCGGTGCGTTCCGTGACAACGTTCAAAACATGGAAAAAGCACTGGAGTACCTGCAAGCATGCCTATGAACGACACACAGCAAAAACTACTCAAGGCTTTTGCAGAACAGAACAAGGGATGGCCCAAGGAGCAACTGGACCTAGCCCTGTGGCGTGTGAGGTGGGAGCTAACGGCACTACCGCACCAACAAGAGCCAGAGGACGGGGAGTATGACACGTTCTTACTTTTGGCCGGTCGAGGTTCGGGCAAGACGCACACCGCGTCCAACTGGCTAGGACTAAGGGCGGCGATCTACGACAAGACCCGCTGGTTGGTAACAGCCCCAACATCAAACGACATTCGCGCAACGTGCTTCGAGGGTGACTCAGGCTTGCTGAACATCATACCCTCCTCGCTGATCAAGGACTACAACAAGTCACTGTTTGAACTCACACTCAAGAACGGGAGCATGATCCGCGGCATCCCGGCGTCTGAGCCAGAGCGCTTCCGGGGTACACAGTGGCACGGCATGTGGGCAGACGAGTTGTGTGCGTTCGAGTACATCGACGACGCGTACGACCAGATTCAGTTCACGTTGCGACTGACAGACCCGCGCATTGCTAGGGTACAGTCGATCATTACCACCACGCCCAAGCCGCTGGAACTAATCACAGACCTGAACGAGGGCAAGGTCGGCGGTGACGTGTACGTGTCAAGAGCCTCCAGCTACGACAACAGGTCAAACCTCTCCAGCACGTTCTTCAAACAACTTGAAGCCTACGAGGGCACAGACCTAGGACGTCAGGAGATTTACGGCGAGATCTTGGACCCAGAGAACGCGGGTATTGTCAAGCGTAAATGGTTTAAGAGTTGGGCCGCGCACAAACCAACACCGACCTTGGAGTACGTGCTGGTGTCGTACGACCCAGCCACCAGCGAAAAGACACACAACGACCCGACCGCGTGCATCGCGTTAGGTGTGTTCGAGCAAGACGACTTTGCGACAAGTTGCATTTTGCTGGACGCATGGGACAACCACCTATCGTACCCTGAGTTACGACGCAAGGTGATCGAGGACTACAAGGAAGTTGTGTACGGCGCGGACAACACCTTTGCCAAGGGCAAGAAAACGGACCTGATTTTGATGGAAGATAAGTCCGCGGGTATCTCCCTCATTCAAGAACTACAGGCCGCGCACCTGCCGGTAAGGTCATACAACCCCGGAAGAGCCGACAAGGTGCAGAGGATGAACATTGTGGCGCCTCTGATTGCAAAAGGCCGGGTGTACGTGCCAGAGGACCCAGAAAATCCGGGTGAGGTGGCACCTTGGGCCAAGCGTTTCATCAGGCAGGTGTGTTCTTTCCCCGAAGCTAAAGGCCACGACGACTACGTTGACGCACTTTCACAGGCTCTGAGGGTCCTGCGCGACTCAGGTTGGCTTGAACTAGACCCATTGCCGGCGCGAGACTACGCACACGCGGATGATATTGCGCGAAACAGGGTCAATAACCCCTACGCCGCGTGATTTTCGGGCACAAACACCCTCATTTATGGGTGATTGGTTATAGGAGGCCCCTTGAATGCACAGTTCATCGCACGCAAAAGAGATCAGGCAGTGTGGTTGTCAGATGTGTCGCTATATCCGAGGACGAAGCGAGTCATATTCTGTCTGGGGCAAGGTTAGAGCAGGGTATCGGAGCATGTTGAAAGACATTGTTAAGGGCGGCGACCTTGAAAACTACAACAAAATTTTGAAAAACCGAGATTACGATGCTTAATCCAATTAAAACACCGACACAAATGATGTACGAACAAGCAGGCATCCCTCATTACGGTACCGGCGGTAAAACTGGCGTGGTTGAGCAGTTTGCAAGCCGAATTCAAGACGCAATTCGCAAATATACAAAAGCGGTGGGCAAACCACCGTCACCAGAAGAAGTAAAACAGCTAGAGGACCACATTCGGTCCCTTTCTCAGCCGACAGGCAACGCACCACAAACGATGGCGCGCACACAACAACAAACACCGTTCTCAAACCAGCTTGTTGACGCAACAGGCCGTCCATATCAAGCGGTAACAACACCAGAAGGCCGCACAATCACACCAGAGCGCGCCAAGGGTGTAGCAACACGCGAGTCAGTGGGTCCTTACCAAGATTTACCAAGCCAGTTTGGTATGTCACCCGCAAACATCAAGGCGCGTGCATACCCCAAGGGTCAGTTTCTAAACGCGTTCCCTGAAGACGAGTTCATGTCGATGGCCAACACGGGCCGCACAGGCAACCGCACATGGAACAAGTCATTCACACCCTCAACAGAAGAGTTGGCAACGCGCCAGCAGTTGGGTGAAGAGGCGATGGACCTGTCAGACGACGCAATGGGTGGTCTTGATGCCATTCGTATGACCGAGGGTGACATTCCGCAGATGACCAGCGCCAGCGAGCCGTTTGCCACACGCGCGGCGTCAATGGAAGCCCCCGGTCTGGACAAACTGACAGACGAGATGTTGTTGGGCAAGCACGGTGCCTTGGTGGACAAGGTGGTTGCGGACTTCAAAGCCCGCGGCATTGACCCAGACCAAGAAGACATTGTGAACGCGATCAACGCAATGATCAACCCCATGCGCCACAACTACACCGGCATGAACCCGATTGCCCAACGCCCTGTGCAGGGCCGTGGCCCCGCAACGGCAGAGATGCAATCATGGCGCGACGAGGCCCGCATGTCTGGTCTGCCAGAGACGGTGGTGACTAAGCACCCAGATGATTGGAAAGCACAACACCAGCGCGATTATTTGCTGGACACAGCCCCCGAGCAACGCGCACCGTTTGCGCAAGACTGGCAGATGCAAGAGTTGGAAGACAAGCGCCGCCGTGCGGTGCAGGGTAAAGCCGCAGGCGGCATGATGTACTCTCCACGCGACATGCAGGCCGAGATGATGGTCCGCGGTTACGCAGGCGGTGGTTACACACAAGAACAACAACCTTCAATGGAAGAATTAACAAGCTACATTCGTGAAGGTCGCAGTCAATTTCCAGATTCACTTACCGAAGTGATGATGCGCAACGCCGAAAAGGCACGAACAGAATATGAGGCGCGCGAGCCAAGAATGTCTGAGTACGAACCAACACCACGCGAACGTATTTCATCATTAGGAAGCGGCATGCTTGAAAAAGTAGGCATTCGTCGTCCTATTGCACGACGTGCGGCAGACACTATTGTTGGAGGCCCATCAAGCAACATCCCCGGAGGTTGGGGCGCAATGGACGTTGCCGCTTTTGCTAACCCCGCTGTTGCCATGATGCAAGCACCAATGTTTGCCGCTGAAGCAGGACAAAATTACCGACAAGGCAACTACGGCGGAGCGGCCATGAGCGCGCTAGGCGCACTGCCTCTCGTAGGACCAATTCGTAAAGCATACAAAGGCTTTAACCAATAATGCAACCAATCATTCCACTCCAAAAGGGCGGTAACCTGTCCGCGTTGTCGTACGCTGAAAACGAGACAACGAAAGAAGTAGACACGGACAAAGAAATCCAAGATTTGGCCGAGGCGCTTGACATCGACATTGACGATGTAGAGTCTGAGGTCATTGAGTTGGAAGATGGATCTGTTGTGGTAAACATGACAGAGGTGGAGAAGCCTTCACAGAACCCAGAGTTCTATGCCAACTTGGCCGAAGAGATGGACGAGTCCATCCTTGACGGTTTAGCGTCTGAGTACCTTGACCTGATTGAGGTGGACCGCGAGTCCCGCAAACAGCGTGACAAGCAGTATGAAGAGGGCATCCGCCGCACAGGTCTGGGCAACGACGCCCCCGGTGGCGCAACGTTCGACGGCGCGTCCAAGGTGGTTCACCCCATCATGGCAGAGGCTTGTGTGGACTTTGCGGCAAACGCCTGCAAAGAGTTGTTGCCGGCAGACGGATTGGTGCGCACGTACATCAAGGGCAAGGCTGACCAAACTCGTTTGGACACAGCACAACGTAAAGCCAACTTCCTGAACTGGCAGTTGACAGAGCAGGTTGAAGAGTACCGCGACGAGATGGAGCAGTTGTTTACACAGCTTCCCCTTGGCGGCTCACAGTATCTCAAATGGAGATGGGACAAGGACCTGAACCGCCCAGTGCCAGAGTGGGTTCCAATTGACAACGTGCTGTTGCCTTTTGCGTCTACAAATTTTTACTCAGCCGCGCGTGTTACAGAACAGCAAGACATCACCGAAGATATGTTCAAGCAACGTATCGAAGTTGGTGAGTACCGCGACATTGAGCTATACACCTCTGACCTGTTGCCTGAGAACCAGACACAGTCTAAAAAGGCCAACGACAAAATTGAAGGTCTAACAGAGCCAACGAAGAACGTAGACGGTTTGCGCCGCGTGTACGAAATTACCGCGTTCTTGCGTTTGGAAGACGACCCTCTGACAAAAGGCGCACGTGCGCCGTATGTTATGACGGTGGACGAGATTTCAAGCAAGGTGGTTGCACTGTACCGTAATTGGCAGTCTGGTGACCTGCGCATGCGCAAGCTGGATTGGATGGTCGAGTACAAGTTTATTCCATGGCGCGGCGCTTATGCGATTGGTATGCCACACCTGATTGGTGGCCTCTCAGCGGCACTGACTGGTTCATTGCGCGCGTTGATGGACTCAGCGCACGTGAACAACAGCCAGACAATGTTGAAGCTAAAAGGCGGACGCATTGGTGGACAGACAGACCGCATTGAACCAACTCAGGTCGTAGAGATCGAGGGTTCACCCGGCGTGGACGACGTGCGTAAGTTGGCCATGCCACTGCCGTTCAACCCACCGTCTTCTGTGCTGTACAACCTGTTAGGTTGGTTAACAGACGCGGCTAAAGGTGTTGTGAAGACCAGCGAAGGCCGTATTGCCGACGCGGGTAGCAACACACCAGTTGGCACAACACAGGCGTTGATCGAGCAGGGTTCTAAAGTATTCTCAAGCATTCACGCGCGACTGCACCGCAGTCAGGCTAAGAGCTTGCAGGTCTTGTCACGTATCAACCACTGGTACTTGGAAGACATGGACAACCAGTCCGGTGCCGAGATCGCGGTTGAGGACTTTGAAGACAACTCAGACGTCAGCCCGATCTCTGACCCTAACATCTTCAGCGAAACACAGCGCCTGACGCAGGCTCAACTGGTAATGCAGTTGGCAGACAAGGCGCCGCAGTTGTACAACGTGCGGGAAGCGCACATGCGCGTGATGAAGTTGATGAAGGTGCCTGACATTGAGAAGGTCATGCCTAACCCACAGGGCTCGGTTGAAAGCAACCCTGCACTGGAGAACGTTCAGATGACAATGGGCCACGCGGCGGCCGCGTTCCCAGACCAGAGCCACATTGACCACCTGAAGGTGCACTTGGCGTACATGATGGACCCTGCGTACGGCGGCAACCCACTCATTGGCCCCGGTGTGACGCCTTTGATGTTGGAGCACATCAAGCAACACCTGACACTGCACTACTTGCAGTCGATGCGCAACTACGTGTCACACGCCGCGGGTGGCAAAGACTCGTTCAAGTTGAACGAAGAGCGCAAGCTGGACCTAGCCGCCCAAGAGGCGCTGGCAATGGCCGCGCAGTTGGTCAACCAAGACGCGCAGAAGACATTCGAGGGCATCACGCCAATTATTCAGCAGTTGGTGCAACAGATGCAACAGGCCAAGCAGACCCAGATGCAGTCAGCGGCGATGGCAGACCCAACGTCTCAGGCACTCATCCAGACACAGATGGCCGAGACAAAGCGCAAGACAGAAGAGGCGCAGGCCAGATTCCAGTTGGAGCGCGAGAAGATGCAGGCCGAGATGGCAGACAAGGTGCGCGACATGCAGGCCAAGTTGGCAGAGATCCAAGCCAAGATGGGACTACAGCAACAGTTGG